TGCATCACCAATTGCAGCTGGTACAGGAACACCAATTATTGGTATTTACAACCCTGCTAACAGTGGTAAAAATATTGTTCTAATTCGTTTGCAACAAGCAACAACATCAGGTACACCTGGTGGTCCATTGGTTTGGAATATTATTCCTAACCCACAAAACATTACAGCCTCTACAACTGCTTCTGGTAATACTGCTTACAATAACTCCTCACTAGCACAGTCTGGTTCAGTAGTAAGATTGTTCAATAACTTACCAGTTACTGGTTCTACAGCCGGTACTGCTTTCCGTAATGCGGGTGGACCAACAGCTGCTGCTGTAACAGGTGCAATTTTGACTTATACAGAAGTATATGACGGTTCATTGATCCTTCCACCTGGACAGATGTTAGGCTTGGCATGTACTGCTGCTGGTACTTCACACGTTATCAACGTATACGCTGAATGGGAAGAAGTTCCTGTTTAATGTTGATGTACATTAAAGAAACTGCCTTCGGGCAGTTTTTTTATTTCCTGTTTTAATAAATAAATCACTATGAATACATTTGACAAAAATATGGAACAGATATTTGATGTAACACCAGTTGAGGAAGAAAAGAAAAAGACTTCTGAAATCGTTACAGTAAAGTATAATGAACCAGACGTAAAGCAAGACCTGACTGATGCCTACCAACAGTCAAAAGAAAACCTGCAAGAAATTATTGACCAGGGTAAAGAAGCCATGGAAGAAATATTAAACATTGCCAAAGCAGGTCAACACCCCAGAGCCTTTGAAGTGTATGGTACTTTACTTAAAAACATGGTAGATGCCAATAAAGAACTTCTAAACATTCAAAAGACCATGCGTGATATGGATGGTAAGAAAAAAGAAGGCGATACCAAGATCGACAAGGCCATCTTTGTAGGATCAACGGCAGAATTAAATAAATTTCTGAACAATAAGAATGATTGAAGATGTTGATTTAAAATACGGTGAAGCTTATCGTGACAACCCGTTACTTAAAAAGGCCGGTGTCAAGGTAGAATATACACAGGAACAGGTTGAAGAATACATCAAGTGTGCCAAAGACCCAATCTATTTTGCCAAAAATTATATAAAGATTGTTAACGTTGATGAAGGTCTAATCAACTTTAAGATGTGGAAGTTTCAAGAGCAGATGTTAAAGCTCTTTGCGAACAATCGTTTTGTTATCACAAAGTGTCCTCGTCAGGTCGGTAAAACTACCACAACAGTTGCCTATATGTTATGGGCAACCATCTTTACAGACCAACAAAATTGTGCCGTTCTGGCCAACAAAGGTTCACTTGCTCGTGATATTCTTTCCAAGTATCAGTTGGCATATGAAAACCTACCAATGTGGCTTCAACAAGGTGTGGTTACCTGGAACAAAGGTAATGTAGAACTAGAGAACGGGTCTAAGATTATCGCAGCGTCCACATCTAGTTCCGCCATTCGTGGTGGTTCTTTTAACATTGTATTCTTAGATGAATTCGCTTTCGTTCCTACAAACATTGCTGAAGAATTCTTTAACTCCGTTTACCCTGTAATTTCATCAGGTAAAAAGACAAAGATTATTATTGTTTCCACTCCTAATGGTATGAATCTATTCTACAAGTTATGGATGGATTCAATCAACAAGAAAAATAACTATGTCAACTTTGAAATCCATTGGTCACACGTACCAGGTCGTGATGAAAAATGGAAAGAAGAAACAATTCGTAACACTTCTCAACGACAGTTCTCACAGGAGTTTGAAACTGAGTTTTTGGGTTCATCTAATACTCTTATTTCTGGTTACAAATTACAGAGTTTGGTATATAAAGATCCTGTAGACCAACACGATTTATTAAAAATCTATGAACATCCGGTCAAAGAAGGTGTCAATGAGGCCAAATCTGACCATTTATATACTATCTGTGTAGACGTTTCGGAGGGTAAAAATCTGGACTGTTCAGCATTCTCTGTTATTGATATCTCACAGACACCATATAAACAAGTAGCAACATATAAGAGTTCATCAATCACACCTATTCTTTTCCCAACCGTCATCTATAATACTGCCAGATATTACAATGATGCATACATTTTGGTAGAAATTAATAACAATCCTCAAGTTGCAGAGTCATTGCACACCGACTTTGAGTATGAAAACTTATGGAAGATTTTTACAGGCAATAAAAAACCTCAACAATTATCGGCTGGTTTTGCCCGTGGCATTCAAATGGGACTGAAGATGTCACCTCAAGTCAAAGCGATTGGTTGTTCGAATCTTAAAACTTTGATTGAAGGTGATAAACTTCTAATTAACGATTTTGATACATATTCCGAATTGACAACTTTTATTCAGCAAAAAAATTCATTCTCTGCTGAACAAGGAGCCAATGACGATATGGTAATGTCTTTGGTTATATTTTCTTGGGTAACAACTCAACAATATTTCAAAGAAATTGTCAATCACGATATAAGAAAACAAATCCAATTGGAAAATATGAATCAAATGGATGATGATGTTCTTCCGGCACCTATCATAGAAGATGGACTGGATCATGAATTTGAAATGATGGGTGGAGATATGTGGGAGGTCGCAGATGGTTCCGAAACATATTCAAAATTCATAAGAGACTTAAAGAATAGGTTATAAACCTATTGTTTTATAAATATCACTATGGTATCTTTTTACCACTAGAACACATAATAATTCAAGGAGAATAAAATGCCGTTTCAAATCTCTCCAGGCGTAAGTATATCTGAAGTTGACTTAACCACAGTCGTACCATCAGTTCAAACTACAGCCGGTGCTTTCGCTGGACAATTTCCATGGGGTCCAGGCAATCTAATAATGCAATTAAGTAATGAACTTGATTTAGTTAAAACATTTGCACCAGTAGGTCCAGATACAGCTAATTCAACAATATCATTTTATACAGCAGCAAACTTTTTATCTTATGGAAATAATTTAAAAGTAGTACGTGCTGTTGGTGCAAATTCAAACAACTCAACTTCAAATACAACAACAGGTTCAGCTAACGTTCAAGTGTTGAATTCTTCTACATATGAAGCATCTTTGTTGTTACAGAACAATGCTAATACATATGGTCCAGTTATTGCAAGATTCCCAGGTTCTTTGGGTAACAACATAAGAGTAGAAATATTTGACTCTGCTAATACCACATTGTATAGTGCATGGACATACAAAAATTATTTTGCAACTGCACCAACCACATCAACATATGTTGCTGCTCAAAATGGCGCAAACGATGAAATTCACATTGTTGTACTTGATGCAACAGGTAAAATTACAGGTGTTGCAAATACAGTACTTGAAACATTTGGATATGTTTCTAAAGCATACGATGCCACATTAAATGGCGCAACAAACTATTACAAACAAGTAGTGTTTGAACAATCAAAATGGATTTATATAAGTGATCCATTTGATTATGTAAACACTTCAGCTACATGGGGTCAAACTGCACCAAGTACAACTTTTGCAAGAATTAACACAAGCACATTTGCTGGTGGTAATATGTCATTGTCTTTGTCAAAAGGTACTGATGATGCACCAACTGTTGGTAACTTACAATCAGCATATGACCTATTCAAAAATAAAGACTACGTTGATATTTCATTAGTATTAACAGGTGATGCAGGTGCAACATTACAAAATTATGTTATTGCCGCACTTGGCAACCCTGATCCATTAACAGACTCTCGTAGAGATTGTGTGGTATTTGTATCACCTCCATCTTCAGCTGTTATTAATAAATCAGGTCAAGAAGGATCATTGATTAGTGCTTGGGCTGGTACACTATCACAATCATCTTATGTTTTTGCTGATTCTGGTTGGAAATACCAATATGACAAATACAATAACATTTATCGTTGGATTCCATTGAACGGTGATATGGCTGGATTGTGTGTAGCTACAGATGCTGCAAGAGATCCATGGTTCTCTCCAGCAGGTTTAAGCCGTGGTCAAGTAAAGAACGCAATCAAATTGGCATGGAATCCAGGCAAAGCAGATAGAGATACATTGTATTCAGCTGGTGTAAATCCAGTTGTTGCCTTCCCAGGTCAAGGTGTTACTCTATATGGCGATAAAACCTTACAAAGCAAACCATCGGCATTTGACCGTATAAATGTACGTAGATTGTTTATTACAATTGAAAGAGCAATTGCAAATGCTGCTAAGTTTTCATTGTTTGAAATTAACGATGAAGCAACAAGGTCACAATTTGTAAATTTAATTACTCCATTCTTACGTGATGTACAAGGTCGCCGTGGTATTACAGACTTTAGAGTAGTTTGTGATACAACAAATAACACTCCACAGGTTATTGATTCTAACAGGTTTGTTGGTGATATTTACATTAAGCCTTCTCGCTCAATTAATTATATTCAATTGAGTTTTGTTGCTGTAGCTACTGGTGTTGACTTTACAACAATTGTTGGTGCAGCCTAATAAATAAAATAAAACAAGGAGAAAAAAATGGCAGGATTTAATGTAGGTTCATTTAGGTCACAGATGGTTGGAGACGGCGCTCGTGCAAACCTATTTGAAGTCAGTTTAAAAACACCTTCAGCTGGTAGTTCAGATATACAGAAAATAACGTATATGGCCAAAGCAGCTCAATTGCCAGGATCAACAATAGGTATGGCGCAATTAAGTTATTTTGGTCGTGAATTAAAATTTCCAGGTAATAGAACATTTCCAGATTGGACAATTACTATTATTAATGATGAAGATTTTCTTATACGAAATTTGATGGAACGTTGGATGGCTGGAATTAATAGTCACGAAGAAAACCTAAGAAGTCCTACTTTTAAAAATGGACCTTTGGCTGGTGGTTATTCTGTGGATGCTGATGTTCATCAATATGGAAAAGCTGGCGACAAAATAAAATCTTATAAATTTTATGGTATGTTTCCAATAGATATCTCTCCAATTGAATTGGATTGGGGTACAAATGATGCTATTGAAGAATTTAGCGTAACATTTGCTTATCAATGGTGGGAAAATGTTGATTCATTGGCTGGCGGAGATAGACCCATCGGTTAATTGATTTTTTATGTGGAGGGCCTAGTGCCCTCCTTTATGTTACTTTGATTTTATTATTAAGAGAAAAATATGGCAAATATAAACAATAAGTTTTCACTTTTTGGCTTCACTATATCCCGTGACCAGACTGAACAGGAGAAATCCGTTCAGCAATCTTTTACGCCTCCTAATTCTGATGATGGCGCATTAACAATACAATCTGCGGCATATTATGGTACGTATGTTGATCTTGACGGTACTGCTAAAAATGAGATAGAACTTATTTCTCGTTACCGTGAAATGGCCATGCAACCTGAAATAGAATCTGCCATAGATGATATTGTTAATGAAGCCATTATACAAGACGATGATGGTAGAATTACCGACATAGTTTTAGATGATTTAAAACAACCAGATAAAATTAAGAAAGCCATTAAAGAAGAATTTAATACTGTTCTTCGTTTGTTTAATTACAAAAATATGGCACAGGATGTCTTTCGCAGATATTACATTGATGGTAGATTGTATTACCACATCATCATTGATAAAGAAAAGCCGATTGAAGGCATCAAAGAACTACGTTACATTGACCCACGTAAACTACGTAAGGTACGTGAAATAAAAAAACAAAAAGATGAACGCACAGGTGTTGAGATTCTAAACACCATCAATGAATACTACATCTATAATGACAAGGTAGTATCAGGTTCTTCTTCCAATTATGGTCCAGTTGGTGTTCGTATCACTACAGACTCTATTGTATCAATCGTGTCTGGTTTGATGGATGCTCGGCGTGCAGTGGTATTATCATACTTGCACAAGGCAATTAAGCCTCTGAATCAGTTACGTATGATTGAAGATGCAACAGTTATCTATCGTATCTCACGTGCCCCAGAACGCCGTATTTTCTATATTGACGTTGGTAACTTACCAAAATTAAAAGCAGAACAATATCTGCGTGACATTATG